TGCCCGGCATCGGCGAAGATGGTGACGCGCCGGGTGCCCTCGGGCCATTGGAACCGTGCCACGCCTTCGGCCGACAGCGCCGCCCAGACCGGTGTGCCGAAGAGGGCATGGGCGGCGAGGGCCGTTTCGATCCCCTCGGCGACGCCGATGTGCCCGTCCTCGGGCATCGGGAAGAGCCGGACCACGGCATCCTTCACGCTGCCGAGCATCTTCCTGCCCGGCGGTGCCTTGGCGCTGCCGTCGTCCAGGAGGAAGGTGCGGTGGATGCCCGGCGCGCGGGTCCCGTCCGGCAGCCGCAGGATCGCGATCAGGCCGGGCCAGCCGCGGCGGCTGTCGAAATCCGGCAGGTCGGGATGGAACAGGAGATCGGGTGATCCGGGATCGGACAGCCCGCGGGCGCGCAGGTACGTTTCGCCCAATGTGCCCGCGAGGGGCACCGCCCCGTCGATGAGGCGGGCGATCTCGGCCGAGTGGTCGGGGCGCGCGCGCACGGGCGACGCCGGGCCGGGTGGTGGCGCCGGATGGTCCATTCCCGCGATCCGCGCTGCCTCGTCGAAGAGCGCGCCGTCGCAGAGGCCGGTTGCATGTGCGATCAGGTCGATGGGACCGGCCCGCTCGCCGGTCGCATGGTCGAAGGCCCAGCCGGCATAGGGTCCTTCGAGATGGATGACGCAGGAGCCCTCCTTGCGCGGCGCGCGGCCGGAGAGGTCGGCGCAGCGCAGGGAACGGCGGTCGCGCGCGAGCCGCGCCTCGGGGAAGAGCCGTGGCAGCCAGTCGGCGGCCGTGCGGGCGAGCCGTTCCTTCACCGCCGCCAGGTCGTGCCGGGTCTTCGGGGTCGCAATGTCGTTGAGGTCGATCATTGCACACCTCATGCCAGAATGATCAGCCCGCGCTCGGCCCGGGTGATCGCGGTGTAGAGCCAGCGGCGCCGGTCGATCCCGTTGCGGCCCGCTCCGTCATCCCAGACGATCACGTTCTCCCATTGGGAGCCCTGTGCCTTGTGGGCGGTGATCGCCCAGCCGAAGGTCGCCTCGGTCAGCAGGCGCTTTGCGCGCCAGTCGCGGTCATGGCGTTTTTCGTCATAGGCGACATGGTCCTCGAAATGCCCCTTGTAGATGCGCAACCGGCAAGGGCGGCCGTCCCGTTCGAGTCCGCCGATGAGGCGTCCGTCCTCATCACGGACGACGGCCGAGAAGTAGAGGCTGCCCTCGTCGACGATGTCCTCGAGGGTCAGGAACATTCCGTTGATCAGCCCCAGATCGTGCTGGTTCTTCAGGCAGATGATCTTCTCGGCCGGTCCCGTGGGCAGCCATGTCCCGCCCAGCCCGGCCGCTGCGCGCATCGCGTTGTTCAACTGCAGGCGCGTCGCGTTCATGCCGCAGATCAGCTGACCGCCGCGCAGCGCCTGTTCCGGCGAGATGTCGCCTTTGCGGAGCTTCGCGACATGATCGTCATGGACGCCAAAGCCGATGGGCCGGCCCTCGCGTGCCATGGTGGCGAGACGGATGATGGCGCTCTCGGCCGCCTGGCGGTGGATTTCGGTCAGCATCACGTCGGGCTCGTCGCGGGTGAAGGCGCCTTCGCCCTTGATCGGCGGTAACTGACCGGGATCGCCCAGCACGAGGATCGGCTTGCCGAAGCTCATCAGGTCGCGGGCCATTTCCTCGCCGACCATCGACACTTCGTCGAGCACGATCAGCCGGGCATCCGCCGCGTCGCTCTCCGGGTTCAGCGTGAAGCGCGGTCGCTTCATTGCCGAAAGCCTCTGGCGCATCGCCTCAATCGCGGCCTCGGCCGCGATGCGCTCGAATCCCGTGAGACGGAGCGCGTCGTGTTCGGCCAGCGCGATCTTCCGTTCGGCCTCCTCGATCTCTTCCTCGGTCGCCTCGATCACCGAGTAGATCAGGCTGTGGATGGTGCGTGCGGGCGTGCCCTTGCGGGTCAGCACCAGTGCGGCCTTGCCGGTGAAGGTGGCGGTCACGACGCCGGGCACGCAGAGGCCGTCCTTGGCGCTGCGGTGGGGCGAGAGGCCGAGCTCGTCGAGGGCGAACTTCAGGACCGTGCTCTTGCCCGTCCCGGCATAGCCGAAGAGCCGGAACACCTTCTGATCCCTGGTGCGGTTCTCGAACCAGTCCTTGATCTCGCGGATCGCGGCGGCCTGCGCGGCCGAGGGGACGACGTCAGACACCGCCGTCCCCCCAGCATCGCTTTGCCCATGCGCAGGGCATGTGCTGCCTGCCGGCGGCCATGCCGCCGCGGCAGACGACCGCCGTGGGATCGGCGCCGGCGCGTGGCAGCCATTCCCCGGCGTCTGAGGCCCGCACCACGGCGACGGCGCGATCCGACATCTCCTGCGCGAGATGCGCGTCGAAGGGCACGAGTTCGACGTGCAGCTCCATCGTGTCGCGGTTCAGCGCGGTGAAGAGCGCCGGGTTGGGCAGGTCCATGTAGGCCTGATAGATCGCGATCTGGGCGGCATAGACGGGGAATGCGATGCTGACGCCGCGCTTGACCACGTCCTTCCAGCTGGAGGCCCCGAGCGCCTTGTTCTCCCAGAGGGCGGGATAGTCCATCGCGACGGGACCGGAGACGAAGCAACCGTCGATATGGCCCCTGAAACGCCCGCCCAGGGCTTCGAAGCCGAACTGGCGGCCGTCGGGGCGTTCGGTGCGCAGGTCGAACCCGGCGATCCGCAACCAGCCTGCGACGATCTCCTCGGCCCGGTGGCCCGCCTCGAAGATGCGCAGCGTGCGCGGTGCGAACTCCTGGCCCTCGTCCTTGGGCACTGCGAGAAAGTCATACTGGATCTGGCGCAGGCAGTCGCGGCCGAGCCCCGAGGAACTGACATAGGTGCGGGGGCGCTCGGCGCGATGGCGCGCCGTCAGGGCGGCATCGATGGCGGCGGAGACGGCTTCGGCAATTGGCGGGCGCGGCGCCTCGGCGCCGTAGAGAAAGCCCGAGCCGTGGTTCAGGTCGATCATGACCGCTTTCCTAGAATGGAATCGGGTCGTCGAGGGCCGTGCCCATGCGCTCCTGGCGCGCGGCCTGGTTCTGCAGGCTCTCGATGTAGCCGGTGACCGCCGCCTCGATGAGGCGGTCGATCTCCTCGGCGCTGCGGTGGAAGAAGGGCTCCATCAGCCCGAGCTCGTTCAGCGCTTCGGCGAACGGCAGCCGAGCATCGCGGATGGCCTGTGCCTCGCGGGCGGTCTTGTCGATCATGCCGTTGTTCCTCCGGGCGATGGCGCTGCCCGCGTCCTGACAGCGGCGCGAGCAGAAGCGGTGGTAGGGGTGAGGATCGGTGCGGCGGGGCGATCGCTGCGACGGATGGTCCCGGCGGAGGCCGTGCCAGTAGCCGAAGCCGCGCGCCTCGCGGGCGCAGACGGCGCAGAGCGCTATCCGAGCAGGAGCGTCGCGATCCGGTCGTCCCTTGGCCAGTCCTGCCGGTGCAGCCGTTCCGACTGCAGCACGATCCAGCGCGAGATCGCGTTGCCGGCCATCGCCTCGAGGTCCGCGAGGGTCAGGCTCGCAATGGGGGCGTGCAGTCTTCCGCGGGTCTCGAGCCATCGTCCGATCTCCAGCGCGGCGGCGCGCGTCGCATGCGTCTGCCATTCGTCGGGGGTCATGGGCCGGAGGCCCGGCCCGGTCTCATCGGGTCCGGCGGTGATGGTCCGCGCCGCCCCGTCGGACCGACGCTTCCGCCGCGCCTCAGCCATTCAGCCAGGCGGGCATGGCGGGGGCGCGCGGCGCAGCGGGTGCGGGGGCCTGCGGCGCGGGCCCGGCGGCCGGGGCGTTCGGCATCTTCCAGGCAGGCACCGGTGCCGGCGAGGGCTGCGGTGGCGCGCCCCGGTTCGGCGCTGCCGGCGAGGGTTGCAGTGCCCCCCAGGCCGGTGCCGGGGCCTGCCAGCCCGGCGCCGCGGCGCTCGGGGCCTTGCGCGGCGCGGCGTTGACGGGCTCCGGGGGCACGGTCTCGCCGCGCATGATGGCGGCATACTGCGGCTCGTCGGGGAGAACGACGTTGGCGATGCGGTTCTGGTCGCGGTACTGCGGGTTCGAGGCGGGTTCGACCATGATCCGCGCGGCGAAGACGATGCCGTCGAGATGTTTGAGCCCGGGCAGCACCCGCCTGGCCCTGGTCGCCTCGCTCATGTCCTGGGGATTGAGGCCCAGCGCGCTGTCGATCATCGCCCGGAAGGTGGATTTCGCGATCTTCCAGCCGATGGACTGGCCCTTCTCGTCGAGCTTGCCGCCCGCGACGGTGAAGCTCTGCCAGAACTTCCGCCGGGCGTAGGGGCCGTCGACCACGGTGAATTCGCAGTCGAGCATCTTCGCGTCGCTGGACTGCGAGGCCTTCAGGAGCCCCGCGTCCACCGGGGTGGCGCCGTTCACCCCGCCGGGGCGGATGGTCAGCCGCACCCTGGCGAAGGTGCCGTCGGGGATCAGTTCGCCGATGGGGGGCGTCTGCGGCTGGGCGTCGTTGAGATCGTAGCTCATGGCATGTTTCCTTTCAGGATCAGGAACGGGCGGCGGTGCGGGCGGGGGCGCGGCCGTTGATCTTCGCAAGCAGCGCGCCGAGATCGGGCGGCTCGGTGACATCGAGGCGGCCGGAGCGGTCCTTGGCGGGAAGGCCCCAGGGATTGCCGGCGCGGCAGACGAGGCGACGCTCGGCGGATGTCTCGTCGAGGATCCAGTCGCCCCTGGCGTCGCGGGCGAAGAGGTGCATCGAAACGACCTGATCGACGATCGCGGGCAATTCGCGCCCGGCCTTCGTGCCCTCCATCTGCGGCTGCCAGGTCGTCGCGCCGAACTCGTCGGTCACCTTCTCGAGCACGCCGACGAAGATCACGGTCTTGCCGCGCGCATGCTGGAGATGCTTCAGCGCCTGGATCACTTCGCGTCCCAGCAGCCCGTAGGCGCCGCGGACATCCGGCTTGCCGGTCCGCTCGGAGAAGGCCTCGGGCTGCTGGCGGGCCCAGGTCATGGCCTGCCGCGTCAGATCGGTGATCGAGTCGACGAAGACGATCCGCTTCCGCGCGAAGTAGTCCTGGATGCCGGTGCCGCGATACTGCTGCTGCAGCCAGTCGTGATACTCGGCGCCGTACCAGGACTGCGGATGCTGGGCCGGGTCGGGCCCGCCGATCAGCACGACCAGGTCGCGGAAATCGGTGAAGCTGCGCACCGGGATCGAGTCCCCGCGCCAGTCCTGCACCGACTTCATCCCGGCCTCGAGGTCGAGGCAGACCGTTTCCTCGGCGGGCAGCGTCTTCAGGAGCGTCGTCTTGCCCACGCCAGGCGGGCCGAAGATGGCGAGGGACGTCTTGTTCTCGGCGGCCGAGAGGCGTTCGTCGGCGGTGATGATGCGGAAGGGCATGGAGTTCTCCGAAGGACTGGAAGGGCGCGGCGGCGAGGGTGATCGGGTGCCGAAGGGGAACCTGCGCCGCGCGTCACCGGTCCCGCGCCTCAAGCCGGAAGACGGGTCTGCCGGTGGTTTCGCTGCGCGCTTCCGCAAATGCTTCACGCATCGTCGCCGGCCAGGCGCCATAGCGCCGCTCGGACACACGATAGGTGATCTCGAGATACTCGGTCGGGTCGTCGCCGGCGGCGCGGATGCGCTCGGCCATGGCGGCGAGTTTCTCCTGGTCCCATTCGACGCGCTTCGGCAGTTCGGCGATCACCACCACGCCCGCGTCCTCGATCCGGACGGTGCCGGAAGTCTTGCCGTGGGCGGCGCGTTCCGCGGCGGCGGCGGCCTCGTAGCGCTTCGCGATACCGGCCTCGAGCCGGTCCCGCAGCCGCTTCACGCGGGCGGTCTCGGCAACCGCCGTCGTCTGCAGATCCAGCAGTATTTCGGGCGGCAGCGCCGCGATGTCGCCGACTGCGAGGCCTTCGAGATCGTCGAACCGGGGGGCGTTGTCGGGATGCGGCATGGCGGGAACTCCGATGGAGGGAATGGTGCGGCCATCAGGCGGCCTCGGCGTCTTCGATGAGCAGGGTGAGCGGCACGGGTCGTCACGCCTCCCTTCCCGACCAGGCCGCCAGCATGTCGGCCACAGCGCGGTCGCGCGCGTGGCGCAGGCGGTCGCGACTGAGGCCGGTCTCCGCCTGCACCCGCCCGGGCGGGATGCCGCAGGCGAGCGCGTAGACGGCTTTGCGCAGGCGGCGCCAGTCGCCCAGACCGCGCAGCGCATGGCCGTGCCAGATCTGCAGAACCTCATCGCGCAGCATGATCTCGATGCGCTCGGGCGGTGGCGGGCGGTTGTCGGTCTCGACAACTCCATCCGTTTCGCCGCGCAGGGCGGCGGCCATCCGCTGCCACCACGTGACCTCGTCCGGCGCGAGCCATGCGCCCGGCGATGCCGACGGATAGCCCGCACGGGGCGGCGCCGGATCGGCTGCCGCGGACACCCGGACGGCGTGGCAGAACAGGCCCCACATCACCGCGGCATTGTTGTCCACGCGCCTGTT